TCCTATTCTCGCAGTTTATCCGGCAAAGAGCGCAAGGGAAGTGTGAGAAGTGTAAGCAACCGAGAGAGATGAAGGCTTTGCAATGCTCCCATTTTCACGGTCGGCGCAAGAAATCGGTGAGGTGGGACGAGGATAATGCTTCCGCACTAGACTTTCATTGCCACCAATACTTTACCGAGAATCCCTTAGAACATACGGAATGGTTTAAAAAAAGACTAGGCGAAAAGAAGTTTAAAGATCTTAATATACGGGCGAATATCCGTGTGGGTATGCCAGATAAAAAAGTATTAACGCTCTATTACGAGCAGAAAATAAAAGAGTATGAGTAAAAAGCAAGTTTTATTGAGCGTAGAAAATGGTCGTACTTTAGACATAGAACATAAGGAGACACCATGGAATACGGTTAAGTCTTATGGATGGTTTGATAAGGACGAAACCCATTTTGATGGTCATCATGTTTTGTGGAGCTTCGATTATCATGCAAGTAATTACATGAAAGAATCTGAATTAAGTGGTGACGAATGGCGTAAGGGTGGTACGATTCGGATATTTAGAAACGGTAAACAAGTTTGGGAAGAATTTTGTCGAGAGCCATTTAATGCGGCAATCAGGATACCTAGCATTCTTACAAAATGTATAGACTTTGATTGGGATCAGGTAGTAGTTGGTCGGAAGGTTTATTATAAAGATGAGCCAGCTATCATCAGAAGTCTTGTTTTAGATCAAGGTTGTATTATTCTTGAACCTGATGGCATGGAAGAATTTCGATGGGCAGCGCATGACCAAGAAAGTTTAAAAGAAGATCCTAAACATACTCCTTATAATGATAAAATGGATCACGTAAAAGTCGAAGTATTAAATTCAAATATTTGGTGGTGGAGAAAATAAATATATGTACCAAACATCAATGGAAGCTAACGAAAACTTAAAGACGATCAACATTTGTACTTATTGCGGTAACGCCCCGCTACCAAAGACCCGCACCATCTGCGAATTTTGCACTACGGCAGACAAGCGCAGAGAGAACCAGGCATTGCAAACACAGATCAACGAGGAAAACGCTAAGCTGGGTTACAAGGTTTCAACGCACGATCTTACAAAACAAATCTATTCCTAAATGACCCTCGAAACCATCTTAGACTACATAGCCAACCCTGATAAAGTCCTAGACGCTAAACTCATGGAGCAACTTATAGATTGGACTACGTTTTGGATATACGAGATTGAGGGGGAGCTGGCGGACTTAGACTTCGCACACGACACGCGCCTTGCTGAACTCGTCGAGATTCATCCAGTAAACAAGGCAGAAGTACTAATCAAACTTGAACCCATCTACCGCGAAAGAAAGAAGAAAGACCGTTACTTAAAAGCTCTCAAGGCTTATCGCTCTAACATCCGCCGGAAGAGAGATCGAATCGTATTAAAACAATATTAATTAGTAAGGAGAAATAAAATATGAAGATGTTTATAGGTATAGTAGTTGGAATAGTGCTGTTATCTTATGGTTGGTGGTTAGTTGGCGGTGTTCACTTGGAGTATTTAAAAAATAACGCACCAACTAAAGCGCAAGAAATTTGTGGTAATGATAGCCACGTCATTTATCAGGGTTATCAACGAAGTGTCTTTTTTGGTTTTGGAGGCAGGGTATGGTTTCAATGCAAGATAGACAATGTTTGGTATGAGTTTGCGATTACAAGACGTGTCAATAGTTCTGAATTCCAAATATATAATTTTGAACAAAAAACTACGTTCCCTAATCAATTCAATATTACCAACTAATGACTGATGATTTAGACAAATTAGGCGGCGAACCCTTTAAAGGCTTTTCTGAAGATTACTATTCTGGTTGGCGTGTAGGACACGTTGCCGGCAAGGAAGAAGGACGTAGAGAGCTAGCCGAAGAGTTGCGTAATCTTTTAGGAATTAATCAACAAGACGATGAAACCAATAACTGAAGATATGATCCTACAAGCCGCTGAAGATTCAAACAGGGAACAACGTGAATTAAGTGAGCGTGTACATAAAAACTGCATCAAGCGAGAAGATCTAGAAGCTGTGGTAGAAACCATAAGAGGAAAACTTTATGAGGAGCAGTCTGTTGAAGCTACTGATGCATACAATATTGCCCTCTCCTTACTTAATAACCTATTAAAGAAATGAAATTTATTAAAAGCCTATTCTGTAAATACCTTAATCTCCACTGGTGGATGCCTGGCGAACCTGAATGTTCCGTTTGTCATTATCGTTATTAACTAACCACCCCACATTAAGCGGGGGAGAGGAGTATATGAACCCTAAAATATCAACATTAGCTGAATGGCTTGCATTTTCCCTGCTCTCTTTATGCGCGATTGCTATTAGTATCTTGCTTATCAAAATGTGTTTAACCCTCGCATTTTTATGAACACCCCATGTGAAAACTGTCTTTACCGACACAAAGCTAATGCAAAACACGGTGGCTTCGTTTGTGAATGTGATTGCCACCCACGCCACCCCAAACCCGCCTCTGACGATTCGGGCAAACAAGAATTACTGGATGAGTTTCGGAAGAAATTTGTAGATGAAAGTGAGGACTACCGATTAGATGTTCTGAAGGGTGGTGTATGTATCCATCCGGACAAAATGGAAGCCTTCATTTCCCACGCCTTCGACCTCGGTAAATCCCTAGGGTATAAGGAGGGGGTGGGGCGAACAATCATCATACTAGAGAAAGATCTCTTAAATAATCATCCCAACTCGCAAGAGATGGTTGAAGGATTGCGCCGAGAATTAGCAAAACCATTTTCCCGACATCAGGAAGATGGTCTTAAATCCAAACACTCAAATGACTAAACTACCCAAACTAATTAAATTTCCACCCTTTATTCGTATCTCATGGCAAGAAGCCGAGGAAGTTCTTCAGTCTGCCTTGCACGATAAATATGGTGCAAAAGGTAAAATCGAATTTAAAAAAGACCGTGGCTATGACGGTATCGGAGATCATTATGATATGCCTGACCTTGTTGATATTTTCTTAAAAGAAAGCTAACCCCATGAACACCTTTATTGATAAACAGGTAGAACCCAGAGCGCATTATGCAAAATGTGGCAACTGCTCGCATCTTGTTGATATATGCGATAGGCTTATCGAAGAACGCAAATCGGTTCTCCTAGCGGCCATACAGGAACTAGATGGGATGGAAATCAAAGCCCCAGACTTTCATATAACCACAGACAATCTTTTAGCTGATGCACGGCGACAAGGATTTAATATGGGGATCTCCGACGCCATCATCAAACTAAAAGAGTTAGGTGGAGAGGAGAGAGCGTGGAAAGAGTAAGAATTATAGAACAACCTGACGAACCTTATAATGATTTCGATAAACTCCCAGTAGGTACGGTGTTCAAAAAGACTCAGCGTGTAAATGAAGATGGAACGCCTGAAAATGACTGGGCTTGGATTCCTGAAGGTTTGGAGGATGGGCAGGAGATTGATTGGGATTGTATTTTAAGCGAGAGAGAAATCAGACATTACATCGAAGTTGGTAGGCTAATTAACTTATCAGATTTATAACCCCATGACACAAGAGAACAAACCCGAGTGGGAAGAGGAATTCTTGCGAAGGTTCTGTACGCCATTCCTATTAGGACTTATACCAGAAGAACCACGTTTGGCTTTGATAGATGATATACAGGGCTTCATCCGCGAATCCATCATCAAAGAGATAATTGAGGATGCAACTACTAAATTTAAAACCGGTATATACGATGCTGGGACTATCAAGACTTCATTATTAATGACTTCGGTATCAAAAAGTAAGCCCGTCAAGGGGCCCGTCAAGGAAGGAAGTGAGGAGTTATGAAGGAAATTATAGAACTGGCAATGAAGGGCGGATATGACGGAGAGCGAAGCGTTATAACAATCGCATCAACTTTTGATAGTGCAAATCAGCCAGATTTTCGGGTTCACTCAGTAGACAAAGCATTGTTAGATCCACTTTTTTGGCAAGCACTCGGTAAGGCGCTGGGGTGGCTTCAATTAGATGAATATTTTTCACCTTATCCTGATTGTGAGGTAAGCGAAGAGGGGTTGGTACATGGAATTAAAGATTATGGACGTGGTCAAATCACAGGTGAAAGTAGAGATAAAAAATGCTGGTGGGTTAAATGGAGTGGAAAAAATTTTCGTTATTGTTATCACAAATCATTCATTAAAACGATATATATTGGCAACTGGCTCTCCCGCGCCCGTCAATACTTCGACCTCGTATTAACTGGCGGTGATGTTGAGAAATTTTGGTCAGACCTCCTAAACAAATAATCTTATGAAGGACGCATATAAAGAAACTCAAAAAGAGCTAAAGGAATTTCAAGAGGTGATGCAAGAAGTCCAGCTTGACTATTGCCGCACGTGTGATTGTTACTGTGCCTGCCATCCTTGTAAACATACCCCCTAATCATTCCTTAAAAGCTAGGTGATGGCGGAGAAGTGGTGTTGGAATGCGGGGGCAGTCGAAAGACTAAGGTAGTACAAATTGCATAACCAATAATAGCCTGTGTACAGGGCGAATAAAGCGGGAGCTTGTTTATTGGGCAAGCGAGCCTGCCCTCGCACCCCTACATCACACTGCTCACCTAGCTCTTAGGGAGGGATTAAACTATATGAACATATTAAAACGATTAATAAAACGCTGGTTTGGTAAAATTGTCGAAGTTGGTGCATACAAGGTTGATGGTATCGTACCGCCCCACGAATGGCATGCGCAACGACTAGCTCATACCTATGCTCGGAAACTTGATAAACAGTTTATGCAAATATTTTTAGGGAGGGATTAAGGTTTGTGGGTAATAGGGGGAATGTGGGTTGGAATCCCACCGCAGAAATGCGTCCTCCAAGAGCCAGAGCGAGACTGGACAAGCAAGGACGACCCCCGGCTATCTGTAAATCTTAAGTTAATTAATATAAAAATATGAGTTTTGTTAAAGAAAATACAATGTGTTATAAGTGTGGGGATTATGGTGCTTGTCATTTAGTTACTTCTGATAATCCAATAAAAGGTCATTTGTGTGATGATTGTTATGATAAGAGGATGAGATTTAGATGTATGATTGTAAAACGTAGATTGGATAGCTCACAAAAAGTGATAGTTAAAAAGGTTTTAAATTAAAAATATGGCAATAGAACTAGAAAAATACGCTGATTTGATCCGCGCACTCGAAGAACACAAGGTTTTAGACATAAAAAACGGAGTCATACCGCTTTTAATTAATATGCGTGATGGTAAGATAAGTCAGGTTGATTTAACTAAACCAGGTGAGAAACTGGTTATTTACAAAAGGGTCAAGGTTGTGGAGTCTGAGAGGATAGGGGTACAATAAATAAATGGACTATCAATTAGCAAAACAACTGAAAGACACGGGATTTAAGTCAGAACATCAGATGGACATGGATACCGGTCAGTGGTGTGTTCGTTGTCCGTGGGATGAGAGTTCTCCTGAAAAGGGGTTTGAGGACATGTGTTTTCCTACCCTCGAAGAACTAATCGAGGCGTGTGGGGAGAAATTTGGACGTTTAGAAAAAGGGTTTATAGCCTATTCTGATGAACATGGTAAGTGGAGAAGAGAGTTTGGCAAAACTCCCTTAGAAGCAGTAGTAAGGCTTTATTTGACAATTAATAAAAAATAGTGTAGTGTATTAAGTAATAAGAGTCCTACCTGCGACGGCTTGATCCTTACCGCAGACGACTATTTAATTATTCGCCATTCTTGGCGGCTAGTTAGATGGTCGTTTTTTGTTATATGTACACAGTTTCTATAAATCCTCCAATTACTCAGGAAAAACCAATTATTATGTATTCTTTTAAAAATGGGAAAAAGACCCAAAGGAACGTGGAATAAATATAATATTAAATCCCCACGTCCACCGAACGGGAAGAATGGGAGTGAGTATTATGAGCATCTTTTAAGTGTCTATCCTAAAGCTAAAGCGGATAAAATTTATCAACAATTTAAGTATCAAGTTTCGCACGGTCAATAATTAAAATACATATGGAAAAAATCAAGTTATCAACGATAATTGGTTCCCAAGACTCTCTTAGTAAGATTCTAACAACTAAATTGCCGGTTAAAATTGCATATAAAATTAGTAAGTTAGTTAATTTGATGCAAGCGGATTTAAAAATTTACGAAGAACAGCGGGTTAAATTAATTAAGGATTTAGGCGAACAGACGGACAAAGAGAAGGATTTATGGAGTGTTAAGAAGGAGAATATCCCTCATTTTGCTGAGGAATTGGCTAAATTACAGGATATTGAGGTTGAACTAGGTTTTGGAGAAGGGAAACCCCTAGAAAAAATCAAGATTGAAGAATTAGGGAATATTGAGTGCGAGCCTAATGATTTAGTAAGTCTTAATTGGTTATTAGAAGATTAATCTATGAGTAAAATAAGTCTAGTCGGTTTAAAAGCGCGAGATAAGTTTATTAAAGGCGCTGAGTATCTTTCCAAAGCTGTTGCCTCTACCCTGGGCCCGTTCGGGAGCAATGCTTACCTAGAACATAATCATAAAATAACAAACGATGGATTCAGTATCTCAGCTGAACTAGCCAATACCCTAGAGGATGAGTTTGAGAGACAAGGGGCTTTAGCTCTACACGAAGCCAGTTCTAAGACTAATGACGAAGTAGGGGATTGTACTACATCGGTTCAAATCCTCGCTCAGTCAATTATTGATGAGACTTTAAAATATTTACCTAACGATAAGACTTTAGTAGCCAAGAAAAAGCCTTCGGAAGTCTTGCGGATGATTAGAGAATCAAGAGACAACGTGATTAAGAAGTTAAACGATCTTTCGACTTCGATTATCGTTGAGGATGATCTCATAGCTTCGGCCCGTGTATCAGTAGAAGACGAAGAACTTGCACAGCTTATAGGCTCAACTCAATGGAAAATAGGCCCACAAGGTTTCATCTTAGTCGAAGAAGTCATAGATGCTAAGAGTTCAGTAGACATAGTAAAGGGAATCAGGATTGATAACGGCTTTGGGACTCCTATTGTTATCACAAATCAGGCAGAGCAGAGCCTAGAGTTAAACGATGTTCCTATCCTTTTAACCAATTATACGCTACAGAAGGAAGACATTTTAAAGCTAAAGGAAAAGATTTTTAATCATCTATTACTTCAAAAGAAAACTCAATTAGTTATAATCGCCCGCGCTTTCTCAGCTGAGGCTATTCAGCTCTGTATGGAGACAATGAAAGCAGGGTTTGCAGTCTTCCCGGTTAATGCTCCTTACACTTACCAGAGTGAGATAATGAAAGACTTGGCTGCGATTACAGGTGCAACTTACTACGATGTAGAAGAATCAAGACTAGAGGATCTAGATATTAAAGACGTTGGATTTGCTACTAAAGTTCTCGCTAGACGCTTTGACGCAATCATTACAGGAGTACAAGACAATCCTTTAATCGCTGATTCTGTCCAATCAAGAGTCAAGCAACTTGAAGAGAAATTAAACGGCAACGCAGTATCTGACTTTGAAAAGAAAGGTTTAGAGTCTCGGATCGCGCAGTTCCAGGGTGGTTTTGCCATCTTAAAAGTCGGTGCTGAAACAGTATCGGAACGTAAATACAAGAAAGACAAAGCTGACGACGCAGCTAATTCAGTAAGACTAGCTTTCCAGGGCGGGACAGTGCCAGGGGCAGGACAGGCTTTCAAACAGATATCAGAAACGCTAGATGATTCAGACATACTTAAAAGACCATTACTTTCAATTTACAACCAGATAATCAGTTCAGCACCTGAGGGTTACGAGATTCCTGAGTGGGTAAGAGATCCTTATCTTACCCTAGTTTCAGCGCTTACAAATGCGTGTAGCGTAGCCGGCCAGTTTGGGACTATCAATTCTATTGTTACTACTAAAGATAAGAAGGAGTGTCAGCATGACGCTTAAAATAGAGTCTCTTGAAGAAAAGCATAGTTATTTATTGATTCATAGTAAGAAGAAAAAAGTTTTTGAAATACGCGCAAACGGGTCTGTTGGTTATACGGTTAAGGGTGTATATAAAATTGCTAATACTGATAAGGCATTAGGCGTAGCTTTGGGTCAGGCATTGAATTTTTTAGTCAAACTAAATGAGAAGACTTTGCGAGAACAGGGCACAATTAGCTAAATGAAGAAAACACTTAATCATAAACTACTCGGCGGTAATGTGGTAGAAAAAGTACCGCAAAGGAAACCAAACAAAACAATGTCTGGTACTGAGATGTTGAACAAAGCGATCTACGGGAAGCACACGCCAAAACCTGATGACAAGGGGTGGGGTGGGGTAGGGTATTAAGAAAATGAATGATGATCTTAAAAGACGACTAGCTATTGCTGAGGAGAACGTAAATAAAGAATGGGCTATTTATCAAGCTAACGGCGGTCGTGTACGATATGCAGAAATTCACAAAGATTGTCCATTAGATTGGTGGGGTAATTGTAAGTTGTATTTTAAATGTAAGCATTATCCTGAGAGTAATAAGTTATGGCACACGCCGGTGGTAGACCAACAGAATATTCAGAAGCAGTTTTAAAGACGGCACAGAAGTATCTTAAGAGTTGTGAAGACGAAGAAGTGCAACAAGTCATTGGACTAAGCGCAAAGGGCACAGAGCTATATAAGAATAAGCTCAACGTGAATCTTCCAACAGTTGAAGGATTAGCCGTTTATTTAAAGGTGAACAGAGATACTTTGTATGAGTGGGCTAAGCATTACCCAGAGTTTTCCGACACATTAGAAGACATTAAGGCAGAACAGGCAAGAAGATTAGTAAACTCTGGTTTGTCAGGGGACTATAATTCTACAATCGCCAAACTTATTTTATCTGCAAATCATGGTATGAGAGAAAAGAGCGATATGACAACTGACGGCAAAGAGATCAAAGGTAATACCATAGTGTTTGAGAACTTCAAAAATGGAACAAAGAGTAAATGAGATATATGCGCCATTATTCACACAGAAGCCTAGGTATTTCATTTTAATGGGTGGTCGTGGTGCAGGACGTTCAACGGTTGCATCACAGTACGCTAACGCTAAGTTGTTATCTCCTGATTATTTCCGCTGCGCTATCATGCGTTATGTGTTAGGGGATATTCGCAATTCGATTTATAGGGAAATAACAGATAGAGCAGAAGAGAATGGGGTATTAGGTTCACTCAATATTAACGATAGTATTATGTCTATCCAGTACGGGGCTAATACTATAAACGCTGTTGGATTCAGAAAGTCATCAAGCGATCAGAAGGCAAAGTTAAAATCCCTGGCTAACTATAACTGCGTAATTATCGAAGAGGCAGACGAGATCCCCGAAGAAGATTTTATGCAGCTAGATGATTCACTTCGTACCTTAAAAGGCGACATTATAGTCATTCTTTTACTTAACCCTCCTCCTAAGTCTCATTGGATTATAAACCGCTTCTTTGATCTTGTAGATTCAGAAACAAAGGGATTCTATATTCCTAAGTTAAAGCCAGAGATTAAAGATACTATCTTTATTCATTCTTCTTACAAAGACAACGAGAAGAATATCGCGGTTCAAAGTATCTTAAACTACGAGAACTACAAGCAGACCAAACCAGATCATTATTGGAACATGGTTAAGGGTCTAGTGCCTGAGGTAGTTAGAGGCAAGATTTACTCTGGTTGGCAACAGATTGATTCAGTACCGTTTGAAGCTAGGCTAGAGCGTACAGGATTAGACTTTGG